TCGTATTTGGCATCAGTACAGGCTGAAATGTTTTCCACAACGTAATTACGTTTAGAATACGTCTATGTCTTATTGGTTCCAATATATGAGAATGCGTGACAGCATTCTACTGGTACCTCCATGGTTTAAACAAGGAATTTGGGAAGGACATTAATCTCATTAATCACATTGTTCCATAAAACCTTGTCCATAGGCTCTAAGATTCTCACGAATATTAGGACCATTTCGGAAAATGTGTTTATAGGACTTGTAATTTTTGAGTCAATCCATTAAAGAACATATTTTTGAACGTACCTCTACAGGGACTTCAGCATAAAGTATTCAGTCCTCAACTTTAGTTGAAGAAAGAAGTTTATGCCCCTGAGGGATACTCAAAAATATTTCGATAATGGAACTTAATGTTCTCTCTATATCAAAGACACTTATTGGACACTCTTTAACTAGATCGCATCATGCGTCGATTTCTTTTTCGACGAATGATGTGATAGAGGTTGAGAGTTTAGGTAGACGGTAAACGTCGATGAGGGTCATTGGTAATTTAATCTTTAGTTCAGGATTAAATTTGGTCTTAGCCTTTCAGAGAAACTCATCTGATTGGCCGTGATAAAGTTCTATTCTTCTAGGACTTAATCACACAAAACCTTTTGGTTCCTTATTAAAAATATAACCTAATAAAGAATGAAAGACTCCTATTCAGGTTTCTTCATTCTTCCTTAACTTTGGATACTGTTCTATCCAAGATTGTCAAGACTCAAAGCTGTCAAGACAAGTCTTAGGCATAGATAGTACTCAAAGTAAATAGGTTGTTTTATTTTTAAAAGGATCCTCAGGTAAATTGGTGTTAGGCCTAGAATATTGCTTATACCCCGCGTCCATAATGCGGAGCATTTGCAATCTAGAACAACCAAATTTCTTTCCGACCTCAATTAAAATATCCAATGATAGCCAACTACTCATGAGTGCTTTTAGAGGTATTGGAGATAAGTTTTCCTTTCGGGAATGGAATTGTTTTGCAAATTCCATGTGACCAATCGGACTACATAATGACTTAGCTGGGTTAATATCTACACCCAACTCTGCCATTGTTCTCAAATACTCTTTGGCAACATGCTTGTTAACTATCACTATATCATCCCCTAAAATAGCATACTCCTTAAATCAGGAAAATCGATTTGGAGTACCAATACTTTTCCAAAAACTGTATTGGACTATAAGGTGATGGGTGATAGCAAGCATAGCTCAAGAGGAGTAGGCTCCCATCGGCTGTCCACAGCCATACTTATACTCTTGTCCCCGGAAAACGTACACACGATCTAATAATATCTTAGATCATACTGTACCGAATCCCGGTTTAAGAGTATTCAATAAGTGTTCCTGTAATTTTATCGGAAGTCGGTCTGTAGCCGCAGTTAAGTCATAAGAAAAGGCGTACGGTTCAAAACCGAACGCTGCGTTTCTATTCAAAAATGATTTTAAATAAATTAAACCTTCTTCTTGGTTAAATGTAAAATCTTGACCAATAGAACGGAGTAATTTAAATAATCATTGATGGAATGGGTATAACACCCATTGACTTATCGCGTCCACAAGAGCAAACACTCGGATTTTCCCAGGTTCTTCTTTGATCGCCAATTTTCCTAGTTGAATGTGGTCACATATCGGATCGCTTTTAACTTTTCAAGCTTGAAACATCAAGTTGAGATCAAAAGCGTATCCCATGTAACCAGCAAACGCTAG